AATATATATAATATACCCCCTAGAACCAAGGAGCAGAAAGCCAACCGCTATAATTCTAGGAACCAATCATCTCTCTTAGATTATAAAGACGAGGATGTTGAGAAATTGGTAACCGAAATATACGAAAGTATTTACGGAACAAAAGAGAATATTTTTGAAGACCACGACATTTGCCTGTCTATATTCTTGATTACAGAGTTTTTCAAGAAATATCAAAAATACCGTGAAGAAAAGCACCCGATGGTTACGCCAAGCCAAGCTGAAAATATTCTGAAAATGGTACGCAATCCAGACACAGATATGGCAAAAGATGATTTGGTTGACGATAAAGAGGAACCACTGTTCTATCTTGACATGATGGAGGAACATTTTAAGACAAAGTGGGGGAAAAGAAACGGCGGAGATTTTGATTATAGAATCATGTTATTCTTTAAAGACACCACACAAAATATGTTATATCAAAGAGTGAAACAGAAAAGGGAGGACACACTATGATATTTTGGCTATCAATAATCATTTTTGCAGTCGGCGTTGTTATTCTGATTGCAAATAGAATAGGAGAATCTTTAAGCTACGAATATGAGTATTCGAATGTGAGCGCAACCGTGCTTGTTTTGGGCGTAGCAGTGGCTTTTATCGGTGCGGTATATCTTTTGATCGCTGGATTGCTTTTAGCAATAAGCCAGACTACGGTTACCGCCACCAGACAGGCAAATGCAGAGAAATACAAAGCATTGACTTACAAACTGGAAAATGAAGCTTGCCGAGATCAATTCGGACTTCTCAACAAAGAAATTATTGACGAGGTACAGAGATGGAATGTAAAAGTAACTTACTACAAAACAATGGAAGATAACTTCTGGGTTGGAATTTATTATCCAGATGTGTACGGTGATTTGGGAACGATTGATTATGAGACATATGAGGGAGGACAAAAACCATGAAAAGAATCAAAGCACTATTGGCAACCATTATCTGTATTTGCATTATCACAGGTCTAACAGGCTGTGCAGCCAATGACGATTACTTGAATGACGTGAAAGGAAATCTTTCTGGTAACAGCTACACAATCTATACCTACGACAACTACGGTCAAAAGGTTATGACCACCACTGGGGACAAGATCAACATTGCCGGGAATAAAACCAAATCCAAGGGCTACGATAGTGAGGGTAACGAAACAACCAGCTATGACGTATCTTCAGTTATTACAATTCTGATTGACGGTAAAGAAATTGAAAGCTGTGGTGATACTTGTATTTTTGAGCAAAAAGGATTGAAGCCAGAGGTTGATTTTACCCAGGAGAATATCACTAGCCATTCAACTGGGAAGATTTCAGAGAACACATACATAGCCGGGATTGTGAATTATTATAAAAATTATTTCGGGAAATCCAGGGTTGTAGTAATCAAATCTCAACTTGGACAACCGATAGCCGCATATTCTGGTGACGAGGTGTTCTGGAAAATCCCGGACGATCTACCTAAAATGACAAAGTTAATGATTGACGGAAAAGCTCTTTATATCCACAGGGCAAATTTCCAGATTATTGATAAAGAATTACTGAGATAAAATAATCAAATCCGTTTCAAAATCTCTCACCAGATAAAATATAGGAATAAGCCAAGAAAATTGAAATTTGAACAAAGAAATTAATTAATTGTGGAGAATTAAAACATATGAGTCAAATAGGAACAGAACTTCCGACAGAATATTCAGACCGTTTCGATGAATTACGCCAGAATAGGGTTGAGGTAAGTTTTTACAAATATGGTACAGCAAAGGATAACTTCGGGGAGAAGTTGGTAAACGCCTTGGAATCCCACGATATGTGCATCAAAAAGTATCGTGAGACAGGAAACACAGAATATCTTTGCGATGCAGCTAATTATTTGATGTTTGAGTTTATGTATCCTCAAATTCCGGGTGCATACTTCAAGACAACAGACAGCGGAGAAAGTGCCGGAGTTGCCGGAACACCAATTAATCAGCTGAAGGAGAAGTGGTATTAACGAAAAGGAGATGTGAAAATATAATGAACAGACCATTATTTGAACCAGGAGACATTGTACAGCACTTTAAGAGAGAAACCATCAAGGAGCCACGCAACAACGAGTATTTGTATAAGATTGTTGGATTTGCTCAACATACGGAAACAGGAGAAGCCTTGGTGATATACAAGGCATTGTATGGTGACAAGAAATTATTTGCCAGACCGAAAAATATGTTTTACAGTGAAGTGGATCACGAAAAATATCCAAATATCAAGCAGAAATATAGGCTTGAGAAATATCATGGAGTGCTTTACGTTGATGGACTTTAAACAGACTTATTTTTCCATCTGGCAAGAAATATGGAATCTCCACAAGAAATACGCCTTTATCTCAAAGGACGATATTCCGCAGTGGGAAAATCTCACCATGGAAGCAAATCAGATTCACGATAAATACTCCGATTCGGTCGGCGCAAAATTTGCCGAAGCTCTTTTGTTTGCCGTAACTGCGGAAATTGATAGAAAAGCGAAATAGGACTTCCAGAATGCGTCCCAAGGTGGTACAATATGGGTATCAATTATTGGGAGGTATGAGTGTATGAAGAAAGTGAAAAGAGTTATTGTTGCGGCAACTGCAATAATATGTGAGTGTTTTTCACCTATCGCAGTAAAAGCAAGTATTGATGATGTAAATACATTTTTACAACAGTATGAAAATGATGATAATGCATTTTATACAGAAGAATACAGCGGAAAAGATTCGGAAGGGACGGAATATAAAACACTTATCGTCAGAACTGATTTATTTAAAGTAAATGTCAGCTTTATGGATATGGATGAAATTTTTGCGAATATGTCCTCACAGGAATGGTTTGACTATACCACTATTTGTAGCATAGGTATTAGTTCAAATGTTGGTTCTTTATTGTCAACTAATGTCTATGATACAAAAAGTGGAACGAAAATAAATAGCTTAAGCGATCATCCTTTATCAATGAGATTTCCTTGGATAATAAAAACCGAAAACGAACTTTCAGATGAAGAACGTACTTTCCTTATGAGGATAACGCAAGAAATATTACAAAGCGAGTTGGATAAATCCATTTCATTGAATATCGGAACTGAAAATGAGAGTAAATGCACATTCAAAGCTTGCAATGGCTTAGCAGAAGTCAGCGGAGAATACGAATTGAATAACGTATCATATAAATTTATAACTCAGTTTACTTACGAAACAGAAGATAACCAGAATGGAACATACGAAGAGTTATATACAGGCGCAAATGATATAGATATATTTGGAACAAAAGTAATGTTTGAACATAGAACATACGATAAGTAGAAAAAATCGGCTAGGAATTTCTCCCTAGCCTTTTTTCTTTCATAATCCATTCGTAGAGCCATTTCCATAAATTTGGGATTCTTCATCCTTTTTATTATCAGAAAGTACATTGTCAGCTTCTTCCAACAGTTCATCGCCTTTAAGCCAAGCATATGATATATATACGCTGGTTTCATCACCGTAATCGTAGGATTTAAGTGCTACGGAAGTATCATTTGCTCCATACCAAGAAGTATATTGTTCTTTAGTTCCGAAAGGAGAGGTATAATTGGATGTATCACTTGGCTCTCCATAAATTTCTGACAGCTTGCTCGAAAGATCAGAATACATTAAATCTAAATCTTGCGGTTTTTCAAATTCATATTGTGCTCCGTACAAAACCGTATTTTCTTCGTCAAAGGAAATTTCGTTTTCTACTGAATAAGTATAATAAAGATTCATGGAATATATTGGATATCCAGCAACGTCAATGTTGGGAGAAACAAACGGAGATGCGCAAAAGCAAATCGCTCCATCATAATCGTTATCATCACCATATTCTACACCATTTAATACATTTTCAACAGTTTCGGCGCTTAACCCTTCCATTGTTGAGCCATATAAGTCTGCTTCTGGTATAAAAGTACATGTATCATTAAAATTTGTTCCCCATGGAATATCCCTAAAAAGAATTTCTTTATCTGTTTTAGCGAACACAGGCGTAATACTTGAAAAAATGGATGTTAAAGCCAAAATCATAATAAATTTTCTTTTCATGTAAAATCCCCCTCTTTAGTATGATATACATATTTTACCACTCCAAAACGGATAGTGGAATAGGAAATTTGAAAAAAAATAACGATTCATCAAAATGACGAATCGTCAGTAAAAAACTGTCGTGAATTTCAAGACGGTTAATAGCTGTTCCACAAATTTATGGAGCTGTTTTTCGCAATGAGAAGCGAACGGACAAATTGACCTTTCGTTACTATGGCAAACTGTTTATTCATACAAGGTGCACAAATTTGAGCAGCTTATATGGGTTTTAGCCATACATGGCGAAAAGGCGTAGAAATTTCGACACCTTTTATTTTTAATAGGGGTGCTTCTAATTTGATGCACCCTATTTCTATGATTGATATTTTGAACTATCATCAATTTGATGACGGTTAGCACTTCGGACAATTTGTCCTAGGTTCGACACAATGGCTAGTGACTCCGCATTCATGCGGAAAAGTGGATGCTTCAATCACCAAAGTCAATTTTACTTCGGCTAACTGCGACTCTTCCTAAAAGACGAGACGCACACTGTCGAAAATTCGACAGTGAATAAGCCGCCGAAATTTCGGCTCCATTATTTTGTGGAAGCCAATTCTACTAAAATTTTAGCGAAAAGGTGTTCGTCATAATGACGAGAACCTTGATTGATACGTTTTCTAAAATAATAGAAAATGCTCTTGACTTTTGTACGCCCATAAATTATAATGAATTATGCAAGGACAAAATAAGGAGGTGAACAAAATGTCCCCAAGAACAGGTAGACCACCTGTAAATGGTGAATCAAGAAAGGAAAAGCTCAATATTCGTCTTACAAAAGAAGAAAAAGGACGCATAGACAAATGTGCAGAAGAACTTGGAATTTCAAGAACGGACACCATTATGAAAGGAATCGGTCTAATAGAAGATGAAATAGGCGAAAAATAAGGAACTGGCTCCCTAGGAAAGAAACAGTCCCTTATACAACACCCCCTACAGGGGATATGCAAATTATAACACTGTATATCCCCTGTTTGCAAATAGATTTTTTAACAACAGGAGGATTTTCTATATGAACGAAATCACAATTAACACAGCAAACCGGACACCTATTGAAATCGCACTTGGCATTGATGAAGAGGGAATGACTACTGCAAGAAAGTTATATGCCTTTTTAGAATTGGATTCTAGCAATTATTCAAGATGGTGCAAGAGCAACATTACAGGAAATGAATTTGCAGAGGAAAACGTTGATTATTGGGCATTCGTCATTAATGACGAATGGGGAGGGCAGGCTACTAAGGACTACAAAATTACTGCTCATTTTGCAAAGAAGTTATCGGTAAAAGGTAATAGCGAAAAAGCAGAAGAAGCTAGAGAATATTTTACTAGACTTGAAGAAAAGGTAAAACAACAAGTAATTGATTATTCTAAACTGTCCCCGGAACTGCAAATGTTTAATCAGATTTTTCAACAGGTAGCCAAAACTGAACTGGAACAGAAGAAACTTGCGGAGCGTGCCGACCAACAAGAGAAGAACATGAAAACCATCATTGATACCTTTAAAGGAACGGATTCCGATGTTGGCACAGAGAAGTGGGTAAACAGATGTATTTCAAAGATTGCCGAGAGCGATGATTTCTCTTACTCATTCGGGAATAAATATGCCGCCGCCAGAAACGAAAGCTACCGCAGATTATCGGACAGGGCTGGTTGCCGATTAGATCAGCAACTTAGAAATGCGATTTCCAGAGCCGAGGAAAGAGGATGCACCAAGGCACAGACTAACCAGATTAATAAACTGTCCGTGATTATGCAGAATAAGCGGCTGAAAGAGATTTACGTTAGTGTGATTAAAGAAATGATGATTGCATACAGAGTAGAAATCGCATAATTAGATTTTTACAGGGATACACAGGAGGAAAATAAAATGACAAAGGCTGAATTACAGAAAACAATTGACGAACTGAACGCAGATAACAACGAGTGCTTAGTGCTTCTGGATGAGTATATGTACAGACAGAGAATCATTGAAAATCTTATCAATTTGAAAGACCTGTCAAAATTAAAGGGAATGTATCTCTTTACCAAACAGTTAATCGGGGAAGCGTGATATTATGGCAAACAGAATCCAGTTCAATGACTTTCAGAAGAAGAGCGTGTACGCCAAGTGCAACGGAAAATGTGCGATATGCGGTAAGCCTGTCAAGTTCAAGAAAATGACAATCGACCACATTACGCCGTTGTCCCGGGGCGGCACCAATGATATTAAGAATCTGCAACTGGCGTGTAAGCGTTGCAACAGCATGAAGAGCAACATGACAATGGATGATATGATGGGGCAGATTTCCGAGATTTTGAAGTATAACCGCAAACAGAAGTTGATTAGAGTGTTGGGAGGAATTGTAGAATGATACCAAAATATACTGAATGATACCGTCAATATGTGTAAAATATAAAGTAGAGTATTGGATTAAAATATCCAGTGCTTTTTATCCAGTGTGTCGTAAAACCCCCCTGCTTTAGCTGTGGGGAGTGTCAAAATATAAAATCATAATAAGCAATTTTTAAAGCGTTTACCTTTCGGGGTAGGCGCTTTTTTGTTGCCAAAAAATAAATCATAAAGGAGATATGAATTTATGCTGGTAGAAATCGTTGGAAAAAGATACGAAGAAAAGTTACTTACTACGTCAAGAAAAATCGCAGAATCTTTCGAAAAAGAGCACAAGGAAGTAATAAGGGCAATTGAAGGACAAGTTGACGCAGAGGGTAAAACCAAACATTTAGGTCTTGTAACACAGATTTCTCAAAGGGGAGATATCCCCCTTTCTGATTATTTTATAAAAACTTCTTATATCGGAGAAAACAATCGTGAGTATACCGAATACCTTATAACAAGAGATGGATTTTCCTTGTTAGCCATGGGATTTAATGGTGAAAAAGCATTACAGTGGAAACTTAAATACATTGACGCTTTTAATAAAATGGAATCTGAATTAAAAAGAATTCATACAGAACGTCAGCAATGGCAAATCGAGCGTGACAAGGGTGTTGTTATTCGACATATCCTAACAGATACAATTAAGATGAAAATAACGGAAAGCCAAAATAAAAGATTTGCTTATCCAAATTACACAAATTTAATTTATCGTAATTTATTCGGAAAAACAGCCAAAGAGCTTGAAAGTGATTATGGGGTAAAAGCAAAAGAAAATCTTAGAGATTTCTTCACAGGTGATGACTTAGCAAAAGTACAAAATATGGAAATGCTTGTAAGCAGCCTTATTAATTGCGGATGGGGATATCAGCAAATTAAAGAATTTGTTCAAAGTGAAGCAACTAAAATGATTGCTTGAGAGCACTCTAATTTGAAATCAGAGTGCTAAAGTAGGTGAATATATGGCAGAAGTATTTCTTAAAGTGGATGGGGTAGCATTGCCCTGTCCTTCTTCTTTTACATGGGGATTACAGGATATATCGGCATCAGAATCCGGCAGAACAGACGATACGACCATGCATAAAAACAGAGTTGGACAGAAACGAAAGCTGTCTGTAGGTTGGAATGGCCCAGACTGGGACACTGCTTGCAAAATTATACAGGCAGTAAATCCAGAGTACATACAGGTCACATATCCAGACTTGCTATCTGCAAATAAGCACGAAACCAGAACATTCTATGTTGGCGACAGGGAATCCCCTTTTAAGTGTTGGTGGATAGGCAATGAGCGCATGGAAGGACTTAGTTTTGATTTTATCGAGAGGTAAGATATGCGAAATTTATCAACGGAATTTAAAGAACAACAGAATAGTGGGAACCGTAACTATTTGAAATATGCAGATTTTACCTTTACGGACGGAAGCAAATTATCCATTACTGACAAAGATTTATGGTCTAATGGCTTCAAGTTTGAGGATGCAGTATCGCAAAGCGGTTCCTTTGATATTGGAGCTGCTATCGTAAATAAGCTGACATTACAGATCAACAACTTTTCTGGCAAGTACACAGATTACATCTGGGACGGAGCGAGGGTTGTTTGCCATATTGGGCTTGAATTATCTACTGGTATTGAAAAAATCCGTATCTGCACCATGACAGTAACAGATGCCCCATACCAGAACACAGCTATTATCAGCCTAACTTGTGAAGATTCCATGCGATTATTTGATCGTGATTATTCAGAAAGTAAACTGACTTATCCGGCAACAAGATTACAAATTATCCAAGATGCTTGTAAAGTCTGCGGAGTAACACTGCAATCTACAAGATTTGATAACGATGATTTCATAATCCAGAATCGACCAGACGATAGCAGTATTACTTTCAGACAGGTAATTGCATGGGTAGCACAGATGGGCTGCCAGTGGGCGAAATGTGACGAATATGGTCGCTTATGCTTTGGATGGTATGAACGTGAAGTCCCGGATAATTTTTATGATTTGGTGGAAACTCCATGGAAAGATGTAGAAGGTAACGACATATTAGATACTACCGGCGCACAGATTATCACTGTTATGCAAAAGGGTATTACAGCCATAGATACAAATGGATTCACACCATGGATGTACGATGTTGAAATAACAGGTGTAAAAGTTACAGAATACGTTGAAAATTCTTCTAAAAATGAAGCAAAAACATATCAGTCGGGGAAATCTGGCTATGTTATCGAAATCAGTGATAATAAGCTAATCCAAGAGGGCTCCGGGGAGAAAATCTGCCAGATTATCGCAGACAGGTGCGTGGGGCTAAAATTCAGACCATTTACCACAGGCGCATTGACTAATATAGCATGGGAAGCTGGTGACACCATTGCAATTTCTGATAGAAATGGAAAACAGTACAAGAGCTTCCTAACTTCTGTTACTTTGAATCCAGGCGCATTTGAGCAACTTGAATGCAGTGCTAAAAGCGTATCTAGGAATAAGCAAAAGCAGTATACACTAAGCCAACAGGTGCAAGCCGAAAGCAAAAAGAACTTAAAAGATGAACGCACCGCAAGAGAAAAGGCAATTGAAGAATTGTCTCAAAGATTGTCTGAATCTTCCGGTACATATACTACTGTGGAAACACAGCCGGACGGAAGCAACATTTATTATCTTCATAACAAGCCGCAGTTATCCGATTCTAACATCATATGGAAAATGACTGCGGAAGCGTGGGCTGTTTCTACAGATGGTGGACAACATTGGAATGGCGGTATGACGGTTGATGGTGATGTAATTGCCAGAATCCTTACTGCCACAGGCGTTAATGCTGACTGGATCAATACAGGAACTATTAAAGCAATTGACAAAGATGGAAATACAAATTTCCTGGTTGATGTAACAACAGGAAGGGTTATTATCAATGCAGATTCTGTACAAATCAAAGGAAAAGATGTCAATGCAATTGCAAAGGAAAAAGCAGAAACAGAAGTAAATAATTTTATAAGCAATACATACACAACTGATATCAATAATTTACAGTCTCAAATCGACGGACAGATTGAGACTTTTTTTTATGACTATGAACCAACCTTACAGAATATCCCGGCTTCTGGATGGACTACAAACGAAGAACGAAAGAAACATGAGGGTGACTTATTTTACTGGAAATCCAAGGGATATGCGTACCGTTTTATGCAAGATGGGGCAACTTGGAAATGGCAATTGGTACAAGATACCGATATAACGTTAGCACTTGCCGCCGCAGAAAAAGCACAGGACACAGCAGATCATAAGCGTAGAGCATTCGTAGTTCAGCCAGAACCGCCTTACGATATTGGGGACTTATGGACACAAGGCTCTAATGGTGATTTGATGAGATGTAAAGTTGCCAGAGCAAGCGGTTCTTATGATTCTTCCGATTGGGAAAAAGCTTCAAAATACACAGATGATAGTTCGTTAGATTTATTTATCAATGGTGTTTTTAAAGATTCTCTTAATTCTTTAAAAACACAGATTGATGGAAAGATTGAGACTTGGTATCAGCCAAACGATCCATCTGTAAAATGGACAAAAACAGAGGAATATCCATGGTGTGATATTGACGGAAACAAGATTCTGGATGAATCCGGGAATGAAATTGTTTTGGTATGGGAATCTGAGAAGGCAGAGCATGAAGGCGATCTTTGGCATAATACCACGGATAACACCCAGTGGATATACAAATCTGGCATCTGGCAACCACAGTCCATACCAAATGAATTGTTGGACAAGATAGACGGTAAATCATCTGTTTACATGATTCAGCCAACACCACCATATTACGAAGGTGACTTGTGGGTAACGACCAATAGTGAAGGAAAGGCTTCTCTCAAAACTTCTTTTGTAAATCGTATTAATGGTGACTTTACTGCATCCGATTGGATTGACTTCAAGTACGCAGACAAAGACGATATCAAAAATGCAATTGATAATTACGATACCAGTCTTGGACAGGATGAAGTGTTCAATAAACTCACAAAAGGCGGGACAGAACAGGGAATCTACATCGAGGACGGAAAAGTATATATCAATGCAAAATATATTCTGGCTGGATTGCTTGCCGGTGAGAGAATTAATGGTCGTGGGCTAAAAGTCATTAATGATGACAAGAACGTAACCTTAGAAATCGACAGCAAAGGAAACGTCATCCTAGCTCCAAAAACTTTTTCCTTACAAGGCAAAACAGTAAAGGAAATTGCAGATTCTTCTGCCAGCACCGCAGTTTCTGGACAGACACAAGCCGATATTTTCAACAAACTTACCAATGGCGGCAAGGCACAGGGTATTTACTTAGATGAAAACGGAAATCTCTATGTAAACGGAGAATACGTGCAAGCTAAGGGAATTAGGGTTGTTGATAGTAACGGAAAGACCACTTTTGCCATTGACAAAGAGACTGGTGCAGTAACAATAGCCGCTTCACAGTTTACATTAGGAGATAAAAGCGTTACTGATATAGCACAGGAAGAAGTCGTAAAACAAGTCCAAGATATTACATCGGACAATATTATTAAAGGCTATTATCTAACAGAACAAAATGTTAAAGATTATTGGTCTACACAGAGTGCATATACATATGAGTATGAAGTTCAGGATGTAGATGGCGGTAAAAATGCAATCAAAATAAACGGAACTGGAGCACAATTTGGAACGAAAAATTATAAGCCAATAAAAGTTACTGGAAATTATACTTTTTCGTTTTGGATAAAAACTAGTGTTGCAACACAAGTATATGTGTATCTTGGAAGTAAAACAATATTAAATGCTAAAACTACAACTGAATGGAAAAGACTGCAAGTAACAACAACTTTATCTAGCTTACCAAATGATAGTTTAAACAGTTTGAGAATCTTGACATCATCAGTTGGGTCTAGCGTAAAATTTGATACCTATATTTACATGCCAAAGCTTGAATATGCTTACACAAATGAACAAGTGTTCAATATGCTTACAAACAACGGTGCAATAAAGGGCATGTACATGGAAAATGGAGAATTGTATTTTTCATTCACCTATGCACATGGAGGTACATTGAAACTTGGCGGTTCAAATAACGGAAATGGGTTACTTTCCATTCTGAATGCAAGCGGCACACAGGTTGGATATATTGACAATACAGGCGTTCATTTTAACCAAGGTGAATTTTCTGGAAGCGTAAAGTCACTAACTGGGGAAATTGGAAACTGGCAGATTGATAAAACAAATGGAAAATTAACCTCTGCAAACGGTGCCATTGTACTTGATGCGAAAAACAACATGGTAACCATAAATGGCGTTGATCTAAAAGCAAATGGAAGCGGATTTGTAATTGATGGCGGCATAAAAATCAGAAATCCACTAAGCGGTTTCGGTGATGCTACGAATTTTTTCTGTCTTGAAAATATGGGAAATATTACAGACGGAACACACTTGGGTATTAATTCAGATGGAATGGTTATTAAAGTCCCATCATCTTCTTGGCGTTATAAGTCAATTCGGACAACAGTTAAAGAAGAAGAGCTGGAAGAACTCTATAGGACAAAGGTTGTTTGGGCGAAGTATAAAGAAGGATATCTTGATAAAAACGACAGCAGATACGATAAGTTAATGCCAATGTTTCTTGCAGAGGACATGGAAAGGCGTTTTCCAATTGCAGTAAACCATTTGCCAGATGGAAAGCCAGAGGATTGGAACTACAGAATTATGATTCCATCCATGTTCGCCATGATAAAATTCAATCACGAGAAAATCAAGAAACTCAAATCCGAAAATGAAGAATTAAAATCGGAATTAAAAAGCATTAAAGAAGAACTTGCAGAAATCAAACAATTGTTAGGCAAATCAATATAAAGATGGTGAGAAATCATCCTCTTTTTATAAATTAATATCAATAATTAAAAGGAGGACAACAACATGCCAAAATGGACTGAATACACAACAAAAGATACGTTAGCGGATAATGACGAAGTAATGCTGTATGACGCAACTGCGAGAGCGAATAAACGTGGACTAATGAGCAAGTTTTGGGATTATGTAGTTGATAAAATGGCAACGGCTGTTATCTCAAAATTGGAGACAAATAATAAGACAATCATCGGGGCAATAAATGCACTAAATAGTGATAAGGTGCCGAAAAAAGCCTTAAATCTTAGTAGTGATACTGATGTCAGTAATATACTTAACAGTGTTAGCGATAGCAATTGTAATTTATTTCCTGTATGGGGAACAATTGGTGGATTGTACGGTAGCTGGGCTTGGGGAATTGTGCTAACTGGGCTAAATAATATAAATTTTATCGGAGTGGAAAACGCTTCGAAAAAATTAGCGGCAGCGCAGTATTCTAATGGTAAATGGGTAAAAATATTATGATAGTGAGCTAAGACCCAAGTTTCGGTTGTATTTAAAAGTTACAGTTAAAAATCATAAAATTTGTAAAAAGCATTGGATTAAAAAACTTTAGAATGTTCCAATAAGAGTAACGCTAGACCATTCAGGGACACTAATGGTAATTGTTTTATCGGAAGTATTTATTACAAAATTAGTAGTATCTCCTGCAAGTTTATTTGTATTATAAATGCCACTTCCAACAATTCCAATATAATATAAAGATGGATTATGTCCGTTTCTTGTAACAAAAGCGATTATGGAGCATCTGGTAGCATTATATTTAAAAATTAATGAGCCACCTGTTCTTGTTGTCTTTTTCATATCCTTTTCCATTATTAAAGAATCACTATAGAGTTTATTGGAGAAACAAGAAAAAAATAACAAAACACTACCAAACATAAAATGAATATGCTATAATCAGCATATCAAAATCGGAACAACAAAAAGGGAGCTGAGTTCCCGTCTACCAAACAAAAAACTCAGCTCCAGCACCACAAAGGGTACAAAGATATTATAGCATAGTACCTTCCCTTTGCGGCAACAACAGCCATGATTCCGTGAAGTTTAATCATGGTAGGTATATTGTATAAAAAGTTTATGTTAAAGAGCATCCCATTTGGGGTGCTTTTTATTATGCGCTTTTTTAACCTCAATAATGAAAGGAGACCACACATGAATATTAACACCTCATTAATCAGCAACAACAACAGCTACGCAGGACAAACACCTCGGTATATTGTCATCCATAATACAGATAATATAGCCAAAACAGCAGATGCCAAAGCACACGCCACTGCACAACATAATGGCAATTTTCATGGCTATTCAGCCCACGTATTCGTTGACGATAAGTCAGCATACCAAGCCTTGCCGTATAATCGTGGAGCTTGGCACGTTGGAGTAAATTACGGCGGTAAGCTTTTTGGAACTGTAAACAATCACAACTCTATTGGAATTGAAATGTGCATGAATGCTGGATATAACTACGAAAAAGCATTCCAGAATACCGTTGATGTGTGCAAGCAGCTTATGAAGAAATACGGAATCCCAGCAAGCCGAGTAGTGCAGCACTACGATGTGTGCGCTAAGAATTGTCCATCCGTTATCCGTGGAAAGGGTGACTGGGCGAGATTCAAGAAGCTCATTTCCAGTGAAACCGTGACAGTGCCAACCACAAAGCCTACGGTAAAGGTTGATAAGTATTACCGAATTCGTAAGACCTGGAAGGATTCCAAGAGCCAGATCGGGGCTTACAAGTCACTGAAAAATGCAAAGAAGGCTTGCAAAGCCGGTTACTCTGTTTTTGACTGGAATGGAAAAGCGGTGTATTCCGTAACAGCAAAGAAAAGTGTAGACAAGGTTGCAAAAGAGGTAATCAATGGCGAATGGGGAAATGGACAAGATAGACGAGACCGCCTGGAAGCTGCCGGCTACAACTACGCAGAAGTGCAGAAAAAAGTCAATGAATTACTGAAATAATAATACTCCCGGGGCTTTCCCCGGGAGTTACTTAAATGTCGTATATTCTTCAAATTCGTTTCTTATTTTTGCAAAGTCTTTTCTTCTGATAGGCACAGTATTTCCAGAAAACATAAGGAACGAAGTGTTTATTTCTTTTACCTCGTCCATGTTTATTATGTAGCTCTGGTGACACCTCAAGAATCTGGAATCCAGTAATTCTTCAATATCGGATAGTTTACATCGTTCCGTATAAACTATACCGCAAGTGCAGTGGATAATGATGTATTTGTTTCGGCTCTCAATATATTCGATATTTTGAAACTCCACCCGATGAATAAAGTCTTTTCCTTTTATCATAAGAGTGCTTTTGCTGATATGTTCCAGAGCATGATTGAAAGCACTATACATTCTGCCGTTTTCAGAACCTTTTATGATATAGTGTACCGGGAGTATATCAAGAGCTTCAAAAACATACTCTTTGTGGGCTGTCCAGAAAATAATATTTCCATTATAGCCATTTAATCTCAATTCCTTTGCGACTTCAATTCCATTTTCTTCTTTCAAAACGATATCCAAAACCACAATATCATACCACTCGCCATCTGCCACATCATCAATAAGCGGCTGCCCTTTATCATACGGAGTAATCAATGCTTTTATATCACCATTTCGTTTGAGAAAATTATTAATCCGATGCATAAATATATCAATCTGGATTTCGCTATCATCACATATTGCAATTCTCATTCAAATCATCTCTTTTCACGTAAAATTCGCCACCAGAGGTGCTAATTTCGCCATTTCCTGTGTGATTGTATATTTTTTGATACAATGTTATTGTAATACATTAAGATGATAGTGTAAAGGGGATGGATTCATGGAGAAACATAAAAAAATCATAATTGTGTTTATACTGATATTCGTGCAGGCGTTCTTGATTCAATACGTTTACTTCCGCCCGGATCGTAGTATTATCTTTGGGAGGAATAAAACTATCGAAACTGCAAAAGCAGAGGTAAAACAGGTTGTTCATGAACGCTATAAATCCCTCGCTGACAAGCATCCAGCCCCTTTATTTCTATCTATTATTATTACGATTTGGAAAAGCAAAAATCACAATATTTACACAAAAAAACTTATAATTCATCAAAAAATTAGAAGAAACCAGCTTCCTAGGAAAGATTTAAGCGGAAACAATTATATCCCAGTATATGGTTATGAAAACATGATATAATTTAACAAATAAGAACAGATGTTTGGAATATTGGGAGGGATTTACGTGGATTACAAGAAAGAAATTATTGAGATGCTTGAAAATATACATAGCGAAAAGTTTATGAAGTTTTTGTATAACATGATTATTTCATTTAAAAAACAATGGGGCTATTAAAAAAAGCAGGGAGATTAATCCCTGCTTTTTTTGTAAAGAAATTCAATCATGTCGAAAACACTCTTTTTATCAGTGTCACTCAGTTCAAGCAACAGCTTAACATGTTCTACAGATATTGTGTCAGTCATAAGTTTTGGGATAAAATCTGTTTCGGTTTCTAAATTATCTTCCCACCCCATCAAATATGCTGGAGTAGTGCAGAGCGCATCCGCCAATGGCTTTGCATATTCTGCTGGTACCTTGTCAATATCTCCTTTTTCATATCTAAATATAGTAGATCTTGATACGCCCAACTTTTCAGCAAGTTCATCAGCGCTCATACCAAGCTGTTTTCTTCTCTTTTTTATTTGTTCGCCAGTTTTCGACATTTTGTACACCTCCTTTCTGAAATATATAATATCATTAATGTTGCAAAAATGCAACAAAAATAATTGCAAAAATGCGAATTTTTATATTGACAAATGCGACTGCAAGAGGTAATATATAATCACAAAGTCGCATAAATGCTACTAGAAAGGAGGTAACGCTTGTGGTTGTAAATATAGCAAGGCTTAAAGGTAAAATTGTTGAACATGGAAATACACAAGAAGCTGTTGCAAGCGCAATTGGTATGGATAGAAGCACTTTTTACCGTAAGCTGAAAGATGGAGGCGAAAAGTTTACAATTGGTGAAATTCACGGAATTGTAAGCGCAGTTCCTTTAAGTAGGGAAGAAGCAATAGATATTTTTTTTACACAGTAGTCGCAATAATGCGACAGGAGGTATTAATGTTAATTCATTTAAAAAAAGCTCTTGATGATAAAGGAATTACAATCAGAGCGTTTGCAAAGGTTCTTGGTGTTGATGAAAGGACTATTCAGAACAAGATAAAGGGGAAAACACCTTTTACTTATCCAGAAGCAGTCCTTTCTAAAAAAGAGCTTTTCCCAGAATATGATCTGGAATATCTGTTTAAAGAAGAATAGCAAAAAACTGACAGGAGTGCTGTCCTATCAGTTCTTGCCTAAATTTGTTTACCTTATGTGTTTTGCAGACTGAACGCACTTGTTGAGTCACATAAGCAGCACCAAATGTTTCTTGAAACACTTCACCACTTACGCAGTTTTAGTTCTGCGATTGAGTAAAAAGGATTAGCTGCCCATTAGTTGGCGAATGTAGGAATTTTGTTCAATACGGTGAACGAAATTGCTTAACGTACTTTGGTAACGCAGGTTACTCTGCTTGCAACCTACAATAAGGAACAGGGCAAATTCAAAAGTTGGGTCAAAGCAAACAACTCCTTTCATTGCCCATTATTTGGGTATGAAAGAATTTTAACACATAGGAAAAATATTTTCAACACAAAACGGAATTGAAAGTCAGATTAAGAAAGGAGTGATAAACACGAACCAGTTAGTACATATTGGAAATTCGGATATCTCAATAAAAGAGTATAACGGTCAGCGAGTGGTTACATTCAAAGATATTGATGCAGTTCATGGCAGACCAGACGGAACAGCAAGCAGAAATTTCAGAACAAACAGAGAGCGCTTTATTGAGAGCGAAGATTTCTTCCGAGTAAGCGCCGACGAAATTCGTCGTACCAAAATTTTTGACATTCCAGACAAGGCAACTTCTGATTATGCGCTTATTACAGAACAGGGTTATCTAATGCTAGTAAAGTCCTTCACAGACGATTTAGCATGGGATGTTCAGCGACAGCTTGTGAATGGGTACTTTAAAACCAAAGAAACTGTAAAAAGGGCATTGTCACCAGAACTTCAAATGTTACAGGGGCTACTTTCACAAATGGTTGAAAAAGAACTTGCTGACAAAGAAAGAGATAGACAGATTTTAATTGCCAAAGAAACCGCAGATAAAGCTGTTGCGACAACAGAGAATATCAAAGAAGCGGTAAAGCCTGTATTTGATAACTGGCGTTCAGAAATTAATTCTAAATTCAATCGCATACAAAAAGGTGCAGGAGCAGAGTTTAAAATGCTTAGAACAGAAATGTACACAGAATTGGAATGCCGGGCTGGATGTGATCTGAATACAAGATTAAGAAATAAGCGAAAACGAATGGCTGAAAATGGTTGCACCAAAACAGAGATTAATTCACTAAACAAAATGGACGTCATCGATGACGATAAAAAGCTGCGAGAGATTTTCTCCAAAATCGTAACTGAATATGAAATTAAATATTGCGCGTAAAAAGAAGGAGGTGAAATAGAAAATGTCAGAGAAAGAAAAAAAATCGTAGAAAAGCTGAAAGAAGCAATTCCTAAGATGTCGGAATTTGATAAAGGCTACATTCTTGGGAAAATGGAAAGTTTTTCTGATAACAGCATGGAACAAAAAACAGATAAAAAAGAAACTGTTGATTTAGATCAGAAAGGAGACTAATGAACGAATTACAGATTTTTAATTCGCCAGAGTTCGGAGATATTCGGACAATAACTATTGATAATGAACCTTGGTTTTGCATGATTGATATATGCAAAGCATTAGAAATTTCAAATCCGAGCCAGGCAAAGACAAGGTTAAATGCAGATGGGGTCATTACAAATGAGGTCATTGATGGTATCGGGAGAAAGCAGAATGCTAACTTTGTAAATGAACCCAATATGTATAAATTGATTTTCCAGAGCAGAAAAGAATCTGCCGAAAGGTTTACAGACTGGGTGACAAGTAAAGTTCTCCCAGAAATTCGAAAGACAGGTTCCTACAGAAAACCATTGACGGTTGCCGAACAAATTCAGATTCTTGCCCAGGGCACAGCAGATCATGAGGAAAGAATCGAAAAACTTGAAAATACAATGACAATTGACTACGGTCAGCAAAAATATCTTGGGGATCTGGTTTCGCTAGTGGTTATTGAAGCGTTGGGCGGAAAGAAATCTAATGCCTATTCAGAAATCGGAAAGAAAGTATTCGCAGAATGTAATCGAGATGTGAAATCTTATTTCGGTGTAAACGCAAGAAACAACATTCCAAAATTAAGATATGAGGAAGCTGTGAAGTACATCAAGGGATGGCAACCGTGTACAAATACAAAAATGCAGATTCGCGATTGCAATTATGATATTAATTCAGAAAGAAAATGAGGGTAAAACAGTGAAAGATATTAAAAGCTACGAATTTTATGGAGATAATCCAGAAATTTTTCATTCTCTTGTAGGTTTTGAAATTGCAGATATTTTGTTCACACATACCAAAGAAGAAAATGAGAATGTAGTTGTTGTGAAGTGTGCAAATAAGCAACATGTTGAAATTGATCTTCTCTTTAAAGAAGATGGAATATTTGTTACTGAACCATTTGCGGTGGATGAAGATCTTACAATTATTGAATAGGGGAGGTGAACAAAGAATGTTAGCAGATGATTACGTTGCTGAAAGGTTATCCGATTATGATTCCAAAATATATCAGTTATATCGCCACAAAAACGGACAGAAGGCAAGCGACCTTGTAGAAAAAGTGAAAAATGAAATTGCCGAATGCGGTCTGTCCGCTACTGAAGCGAAAGGCTTTTTAGAGTACATGAAGATTGTTATTGACGCTCAGTCACATCTTCCCATTCAGAAATAACGGAAGTTTTTATGGTTTCTGCTCCGGGAACATTACCATCATCAATCTCATTTGCGGCATGAAGCATTGAAATTATTTTATGAGAATAAGGATGTTCCTTTCCGCAATTTGGGCACACAACCTTGTCTGTACTTATTCTTTCACTTATATAGTAATCACAATGACAAGTACAGGAAACTTTTAATTTGAGAAACATTTTAACATACCTCCTTTCTGAACACATTATACCATTCAGATGGAGAGAATAAAAGAAAATAGGGAGGAAAAACAATGATTAAATTTGAAAACGGATTAGTTAATATTTCTGGTAAAGGGATTGATATTCTTTCAGAGTATGCAGCTATCACCCATGAAATTAAAGAGATGTTCGCAAAAAATGGTGGAGAAGAGAAAGAAATAAAAGAGCAGCTTAGACATTCATTTGAGTATGGCCTTATGAACGAGGAAGAACTTGATAAAGAAATCAAGGAAACTTCCAAACAGATAGATGCAATTATTCCGTTTATTTCGCATCTGAAAGAAATGCTTAAAAAATTTGGAGCAAAAGATAAGGAGGACTAATCATGGGAGAAAACAAGAGTACGGATTATATTCCAGAGAATGCCAATGAGGAATATGCACTTCTGGTTGGAAGATTAAAGGCATTTGAAGCTTGGGCGAATAGCGTGAAAGATTATGATTTCACAAAGGACATGGCATTCAGAATGCTTGGGCTTGATTTAGTCGAATCAAAGGAGGAAAAGAAAAAATGAAATGCTTTAAAGGATTTGACAAGGACTTAAAGTGTAGAGATTTCCAGTATGAAATTGGAAAAGAATACACAGAAGAAAAAGCAGACATTTGTAATTGTGGATTCCATGCTTGCGAATTTCCGATGGATGTATTCGGTTATTATCCTCCTTCAGATTCCAGATATTGTGAAGTTGATCTTGAAGAGAATGGCCAGAAATTATCTGATGATAGCAAGAGAGTTGGAAAGAAAATTTCCGTGAAAGCAGAAATTGGAATTGCTGGAATTATCAAAGCTGGCGTTGAATACATCAAAGAGCAAGTTAATTGGGAAGACGATAAGGCAACCAATACCGGAAATCAGTCAGCGGCAACCAATACCGGAAATTGGTCAGCGGCAACCAATACCGGAAATCGGTCAGCGGCAACCAATACCGGAGATCAGTCAGCGGCAACCAATACTGGAGATCAGTCAGCGGCAACCAATACCGGAAATCGGTCAGCGGCAACCAATACCGGATATCAGTCAGCGGCAACCAATACCGGAAATTGGTCAGCGGCAACCAATACTGGAGATCAGTCAGCGGCAACCAATACCGGAAATCGGTCAGCGGCAACCAATACCGGATATCAGTCAGCGGCAACCAATACCGGATATCAGTCAGCGGCAACCAATACTGGAGATCAGTCAGCGGCAATTGTAGAAGGAAAAGAAAGTATTGCATTAGCTACAGGAATTAATTCAAAAGCTAAAGGAAAAATTGGATGTTTTATTGTTTTAGCAGAGTGGAAAGAGATCAATTATGAATATCATATTGTAGATGTTAAATCAGCAAAAGTAGATGGGGAAAATATCAAGGAAGATACTTTCTATACGCTGAAAGATGGAAAATTTGTAGAAGCAGATTAAGTGTCCTGGAAGGTGCGGACACACCAACCAGGACGGTATCTAACTAAGTCGACGTTAGTTAAATACAGGATTATTATATCACAACCTCCTGTATTTGACAAACAAAAATATAACAGGAGGACTTTTTATGCAAAAAAATGGCGAAAATCAGCCACTTTCCAGTGAAATCATTGCTGATCTGGAAGAAAAGCTGATGGCAAGAAATGTAATTATCGCTATTCTGGCAGCTGCACTTGCAGTAACCACATCCAGAAGAAAGTGAGGACAAAATGAAAGAGGTGGTAAAGACAATAGGAGAAATATTTGTAGGAATATGGATGTTTACAGTAATCTTCTCAATTACATGGATGCTTACATCATTTGATGTTATCGGGGTGTTCTTCGTATCAGCAGTCTTATTCTCAATAGTGTTTCTTCCTATTATATTAGGAACGGAGGAAAAGTAAATGCAAAGATTAAATAAAGTAAGATTATCCGGTAGAGCCGGGGAAATAGTGTTCAGCCACGAACATTACGGAAGATACTATTACAAATTCATGCTGACAGTCATTCGTAAAAGCGGTGCAGTAGATATGTTCCCAATTGTTATCGAAGATTCCATTGTACGTGACAATGATTATAACGGAAAAGAAGTTGTTGTAACAGGGGCAATCAGAAGCATGGACACTTCTAAAAATCCAAATAAGCACCACAATGCTAATTATATCGCAGCTGACGAGGTGGAAATCCTGGATGAACAGGTTCCAGATGGTGATATAAACGAAGTAGAGTTTATTGCCAGAAGTTGCACAAAAGAGCCATATGCAAAACTTACACCAGTAACGCACAGGAAAGTTTTGAACCTTTTTGTGGCAATTCCAAGAGATTTTTCAGAAAGAGCCGACTTTACTCGCTGCACTTTATGGGGAAAAGGTGCTGATCTGGCGGTAGACGTTAAAAGGAATGATTACATTAAAGTAACTGGCAGGTTAATGAGCCGTGATGTTTATGTTAATGTGGAAGAAACGGAAAGTGTATATGAGATTTCCGTAAAAGAAATGGAGAAATTGGAGGATGAAGAACAATAAAAATGAAGTTCAGATATCTGGCGTAATAATGGACATTCAGCCGGGAACATTTTTCAAGGACGGAGAAAAGTTTGTAAGATTCTATATTGGTGCAAAGCGTACCAGTGGAAACGTAGATTTACTTCCAGTAGCAATACCAGAAAGAATGGCAGAAAACTGGAAAATTGGAGAACACATCTATATTGAGGGAAAATACACTTCATACAATAAAAAGGAAAATGGAAAATCACATTTAATATTGGAAGTTAAAGCAGAAACATTATTGGATGGTGATGGGAGCGCAGAAGGTGAAAACAAAATCATTCTGGAAGGTTATCTTTGCAAGCCTCCTATTTACCGCAAAACACCAATAGGAAAAGAAATCTGTGATTTGATGATTGCTTGCAATGAATATGACTTGCGAAGAACAGATTATATCCCATGTATAGCATGGTGGAAAGAAGCCAGAGAAGCTGCTGATTTCAAGGTCGGTGATTACATAAGCATAATCGGAAGAATCCAGAGCCGAATTTATCGGAAAAAATTATCTGGTGATGAAATAGAGCTTAGAACTGCATACGAGGTATCAATAGGGAGGATAATCGAGCATGAAGGTGGAAGTGAAAAAGATTTCGTTAGAGAATTACAAGAAGTTTCCGAGTAAGTCTGTAGATTTGTTTCCAAGAACAGAGATTTCCGGCAGAAACAGAGAAGGAAAGTCCACATTGCAGGATGCATATTTGGACGTTTTGACAGGAAAGATGGCAAATGGTACAGAACCGACTTCTATTCGCAGAAAAGAAAATGGCGTGGAAGTGCCAAAGGTTGATGTTGTAAGAGAACTTACACTTGCGATTGATGGGAAAGAAAAAGTGATCCGCAAAATCACAAAGCAGAAGTGGAGAAAACCAAGAGGACAGTCAGAAGAGGTGTTCGATGGAAATGAAACTTCTTATGAAATTGACGGATTCCCGGCTAAATCAAAGGATTATACCGAGTTTATCCAGTCAATAGCAGAACCTTCAACGCTTCTGATGTGCAGTAATCCAAAACCATTTCTGGACACATTACAGAAGTCAACCGCAGAATCCAGAAAGGTACTGGAAAAGATGTCTGGTTTCGATATTGCTCAGTTTATGGAAGAGAATCCACAGTATGCTCATGTGGAAGAAATCACAAAGGGGCATTCCGTAGAGGATACCTTGAAGAAACTCCGAAAGGAACTGAATGCACAGAAGAAAAAGGTGGATGCCAAAAACACGGAGATTGCATATGAAACCAATCGAAGCGTTGAAGCAGAAGATACATCTTCCTTGGAAGCCAAAAAACAGGAGCTTAATGCGGAAATTTCCAAACTGGAAGAGCAGGAACAGATTCTTGAAGATTCTGCAAAAGGCTATGACAGTCTTGCGTATGAAATCAGAGGACTGAAATCTTCCAAGGATGGACTTGTTAGCAAGGCGAATGAATGGTTAAGAGACAGACAAAAATTCATTTCTGATACAGTTTCCGAACTTAGGTTAAAAAAATCAGAAAAGGAATCAAGCATTCGTATTATTGGAATGGAACTGGACAACCACATAAGGGAAGCACAACAGGCAAAGGCTGACTTGGATAGAGCCAGAAAGGATTATCCGAGAATCAAGGAAATGGAATGGGATGATTCTGGACTGAAAGCTATTGAAGCTGAGACATTCAATGATTCTGATACCATTTGCCCCACCTGCGGACAGGAACTGCCGGAAGAACAGGTTGCCGAATTGAAAGCCTCCTTTGAGAAAAAGAAGAAGGCTAGAATTGAATCACAGTTGAAAGTAAAAGAATCCTTTGAATCGGAGAAGCAGGAAAAGCTTAAATATGTCTGCGACCTTGGAAATACTTCCGCTGCAAAATTAAAGAAAACTAACGAGGAAATCAACAAATTACAATCGGAAATCAGTGCGGCACAGGATGAAGTTGCTGAACTTGCTAAACAGATCGAGGAAGAACAGTCCAAATTTACGGAGCTTCCAGAATCTGTAGATATGACAAATGATGAAGAATATCTTGCGGTTACAGCGAGAATTGCAGGACTTGAAGAGAAACTGAAATCATTTGATGATGTTCCTGGAAAGAAACAGGAATTAAGAATGCAGATCAGCAATGTTATGAAACAGATTTCCAATGTGGATGCAGACATTAAGATTGCACAGGCAGCAGTCACGGAGAAAGAAAAGCGAGTAGCCGAACTGAATGAAGAACTGAAAAGCCTTGGACAGGTTCAAGCTGATATTGAAAAGAACATTGACACCGTTCTTAACTTCTCAATTCAGAAGAATAAGGCACTGGCAGAGAAAATCAATCCATTTTTCCATCATTTCCAATTCAGTTTCCTTGATTACACGATTGAGGGAAATCCAGTGGAAACTTGCAAGATGATCTGTAATGGAGTGAATTACTTCGATGGTTTGAATTATTCTGACAAAATCTTGTGTGACATTGATTTGCTTAGAGGCTTACAGGCTTTGAACGGTTTGAATTTGCCGATTTTTGTTGACAACAGCGAGAGCGTAAACGCAACCAGACTTCCTAGTGCTGAACAGCAGATGATTGTACTAAGAGTGACGGACGGAGATTTGAGTGTAAAGGAGTTACAGTAATGGCACTTGTAGGATAAAAAACATTTATCCTGTTTCATATGCCACCTAGAAAATATAAATGAAAGGAAAAAGTAAATGGCAGTTCAAAGAAACCCTTGTAGATACTGCACAAGTTCTTATTATGATGAACGAACTAAGCATAGGGTTCCGGCGTTGAAACCAGAATGCAGTAGTTGTGAATGGAGAAAAGAACATAAACAGTATTTGCAGTCTAAAAGACAGTTTATTCCAGGTGAACCAATTACCGACTTGAATACATTATCTGAGCAAGAATGGGTACTATGGTATGGTTGCACCAAACACATTGAAGCTATAAAAAGCATGACTTTAAGAACAGTATTAATGTTTCTTAAAAAAGGAGCATTTTGCAAAGCAATAAAGAAAGAAAAGGAGAATTAATATGGCAGAAACAACAAACGCAAACAACACACCGGCAACACAGAACCAGGCAAAGGCACCAGTAAAGTACAATACTGATTTTAGCCTTGGGATTTTTGGAAGTTCTGATAACTTTATGATGGCAACGCAGATGGCAAAGGCATTCGCAAGCTCAACAATCGTGCCAAAAGAGTACCAGGGAAATTATGCGAATGGTCTTGTTGCTATTGATATGGCAAACAGGCTCAAAACAAGCCCTCTTACGGTTATGCAGAATCTCGATGTTATTCAGGGAAGACCAGCATGGAGAGCCACTTTCTTAATTGCTATGATTAACAGTTCTGGAAAGTATGATATGGAGTTACAGTTCGATGAAAAGCGAGATAAGAACGGAAAACCACATTCTTGCACTTGCTGGACAGAAAAGAACGGGCGAAAGGTTACTGGAATTGAGGTAACAATGGATATGGCACAGGCAGAAGGATGGGTTAATAAGAATGGCTCAAAATGGAAAACCATGCCACAGGTAATGCTTAGATACAGGGCCGCTTCTTTCTTCTCTCGAATGAATTGCCCGGAACTTTCAAATGGGCTTTATACAACAGATGAAGTTATCGAAATTGCAGATGCAGATTACAAGGTTTTTGATCTGGAAAAAGCAGTTGAAAACGATATTAAAAAGAATGCAAATTCAGAAACATTTTCCCCTGTAATCGAAGAAAAGCCAAAGCAGCCAACCGTATCCGAAACCGTAAAAACAGCAGAGAAAGAACCAGTCCCGGCAGCAGAACCAGTGGAAACAGAAATTCCGTCATTTATGAGCCAGGAGGAAATGTAGGATGAAAAAGAAATTGATTATTGCGGCAGCAGTAACAGCTTGTGTATCAATCACAGGCTGTACCGCAAGCTTTGACAGGGAAGTAAAATCTTTTTCAAGTAATTGGAACGGTGGTCTGAACCGTACCGTAACTGTTTACGATTACAACGGCGGTAAAATCAAGTCCTGGTCTGGGAAGTTTGATGTTTCCGAATCTGAAAATGAAGTTTATTTTGACGATTCGGACGGAAAGAGAGTTATTATCCACGGCGGTATTGTCGTAAATGAGGAAAACTGACATGAGTAGCAGTGTAATTGAAACAATTAAAGAAGTTGTAAGCAATATGAACAGCGGACTTTATGATTTCACGGTAGATGGGAAATGTTCAGAATGCGGTTCGTGTTGTTCAAATTTTCTACCGATATCATCCAAGGAAATCAAACAGATCAAGTGGTATATTCGCAAACACCATATCAAGGAATGCAGACATAATTTCACTGCTTCATTAATGGATTTAACCTGTCCGTTTCTGATGGACGATAAGGCAAAAGAGAAATGTTCAATCTACCCTGTTAGACCGGAGATATGCAAATCATTTGTCTGCAATGACCCACAGGGAGCCAGAAAGAACAAAGCTTTAATGCATAAAAAATATAAGCCTGTTGATATGAGAGAAACTTTTTTCGGAGGTGAGTAGGAATGAGATTAGTTTCACAGAACGGAGAGTTTGATGTTCCTTATGAAATCACATCATTAAGCAGAACTGGAAATATCATAAGAGCATATGTGCCAATGGTAGGTGAAAAAGGAACAGTCATGGCTCGTTATTTGACAGATGAAAAAGCTGAGAATGCTATGAAAATGTTACATAACACATATACAGGAACATTCTTTTCACAAAACATGCACATTACGGAAAATGATGAAAAAAAGTTCTTAGAAATGGTGTCAACCAAAGGGTTTGGAATCATAAGAACTTTTACAAGTGGAGATGAAATGAAATTCGAACCGGCAAACATTGTATTTCAGTTCCCGGAGGATGATGAAGTATGAAAGAGATAGGAAGAAAGAGAATTAATTGGGATTCTATTGTAACTGTGGAATTATCGCTTAAAGAGCTTCAATTAATAAGGGACGCAATGGTGGCTACAGATTTAAAAGATATGAAAGAATTATGGAGCGGAGCTCCTCCATATCAGCAGGACGATAAAAATATGATTGGAGAAACTGCTTCTTCAATTTTAAATAGCTACAAATAAACAGAAAGCGAGGTGATGAAAATTGTTCATGCGAGTAGTAAACACAGGAAGCGCCCATGGGAACTGCTATGTTTTGAAATCCAACAGCGGAGAAATGCTTGTTCTGGACTGTGGATGCAGATACAAAGACATTTTAAGAGCTATTGATTACAGAACAAGTGATGTTTCTGGCGTATTGCTTAGTCATGAGCATGGAGATCACATCAAATCATTTCGGGAACTGATGAACGCCGGCATTCAGATTTACACCAATGATGAAACCGTGGAACATCTGCAAATCATCACTGGTGAGCTGATGAAAGGTGTTCCAGAGAAAAGACCATTTCGGGTTGGCTCGTTTACAGTAATACCGTTCTATTTGCCACATACTACAAGGGACAAGGATACAGGGCAACTTATTCCGTGTTTCAATTATGGGTATATCGTGGAACATAAAGAGATGGGAAAGCTGTTGTATATGACAGACTTTGAGTTTTGCCGATACAATTTCAAGGCAATGCGACTGAACCACTTAGTTATTGAGTGCAACTATTGTAAAGAATTGGTTGACAAAACAGCTGAAAATTACACGCACAGGCTTAAAGGGCATTGTTCCTTAGATACTTGCAAAAGCTTGGTAAATATGAACCATACGGCAGCATTACGGACGGTAACATTGGTGCATTTGAGTAATGAAGCAGCTGACCCGGAACAGATTTTGAGTGAGATACAAGAAACGTCTGGTGCTGATACAATCTTCCAGATTGCAACACCTGGACTGGAAATTAACTTGGACTTATGTCCGTTTTGAAAGGAGAAGTAGATGGTATCAATTGACTTGAAAGATTGGAAAGAAGTAACAAAAGGAATTTACGTAAATCCAATTTCTGCGAATGCAGCTTATGAAATCCATATTAAATACTGGGACATGAAAACAGATATTCTTTCTGCAAATGCCGAACTTTATATAGTGAGAGATTGGCATGAAAAAGACGGAAGAAACATCAGAGAAAGAGAAATACTGCTTGATTATGCATCTGTTATGGATTGTATTTGGAAAGCAGTTGAAGATGATAAGGAAAACAATTCGACTGAATAATTGAAAGGAGAAAATTAATGCCAAAAAAATTTAGAAACTATGTAATTAAAGGACAGGAGCATGTAGACCGTAAAGCAGGAAAAACAATTCCTTCAACTAGTGCATGGCGCTCAGTAAGAGATATGCTTCCAGAAGCTCCAACTGATGATACCGCATGTTTGTATTATGTAAAGCTGAAAAACTCTGAAAGAATCATCATGCTTGCATATACTGGAAATGGCGAATGGACTGACACAGAAGGAAAAGAATACAAAGGTATAGAGACATGGCTTGAATATATGCCAAAAGAACATCCGATAGTCGAAAGAAAAACTTTCTTAAATGAAGATATTTTGAAAGCTATTGTTTCTGATTATATGGAAAAAACTGAAGGAGTTACGGTTAATACAAATAATGTATTTTTTAAAGTAGGAAGAAAATCTGTCGGCTATGGAATGAGTGAACATGAGGAATTGGTATTTATTGGATGTGATGTGATAGCTATAGGGGAGGGAAATTGAAAATGAGCGTATTCAGTGTACCAGTAACGATTGGTGTTAATGAGGAAGAAATTGCCAAGGAAATCCGTAAAAATGTTGAGGACAGGGTAGTTGAAAAAATTACTAAAGAAATCAAAGGAGTTATTTATAAAAAAGAGTTATATGGTAGTAGAGAAACCAATGAGCCGCTGTGTAGGATGATACATTCTCATATTTCCGAGATACTAGAAAAGAATGAAAGCGTGATCGTACAGGAAGCGGCAAAAGCCTTGGCAGATAAGATGATTAAAACCAAGGCTGTGAAAGAAGCGATAAAAGAAACTGTCGAGAAAGTTAAGGAGGATTAACCAATGAAAATCTTCTTAAAAACACTTAACAAACTGAAAAAGCCAGAACCTTCCGAACAGGAATGTAAGTACGACAAAGGTTGGAATGACGCAATCAAGAAAGTTGAAGAACTGATCTGTTCCTACAGTCCTGCGGATATGTGGATTCCAACAGATGTGAAGTTACCGCCAGAGCCAGATGTGAGAGAAAGCCCAGAAGATAAGATAAAATACAACGTTACCATAAAAGACGCCGAGTTACCAACAACCCTTACATATTTAGGCGGTGGAAGATGGGGCATGGTAGAAGAACACGGAATTGCATATTACCCAGTCATTGCATGGCAACCAATGCCACCAGTATACAAACCAGGGAGGTAACACCATTGGAAATAACAATCGGAATCGGCACAGATGAAATTAAAGAAATCATCATGGAGCATATCAAAACAAAAGGATTCAACGTAACAGAAGATGATATTTCCTTTGTTATCGGGAAAGAAGAAACTGTAACAGGAAATACAAAGAAAATCAAACACGCACTTATTAGATGCGACATTCAGATTGAGAGGTGATTGTATGGGATTTAATGTAGTTGTATTATCCGGGCGGCTGACAGCTGACCCGGAAATACGAATGGGAACTAACGACACTAAGATTGCCAGATACACATTGGCGGTTGATAGAGAAAAAAGAAAGAACACAGAGCGTAAAGCCGACTTTATACCATGCGTAGCACTTGGAAAGAATGCAGAATTTGTTGAGAAATTTCTGAAAAAAAGGAATGAAAATTAATATTAGAGGGAAATGGCAGACTGGAAGTTATACGAACCAAAATGGTGAAAAAATATACACAAATGACTGTTTTGTGGAATCACATGATTTTGCAGAAAACAAAGGTCAGACAGAGAATCCACAGAAACCAGATACACGACCAGTACCGCCGCCGGAACCTAGTTTCATGGATGTGCCAGATTTAGGCAGTATGGAAGATGAATTTCCGTTTAGTTAGGAGTGATGAAATGGTACAAACAGGACAGATTATTTATTTTAGCAATCAGAAAATGATGTGCTTTGATGTTGAATCTATTGAGGATATTACTGAACCGCCAGAACAAATAGAAACTACATCGGTTTATGGCGAGACAAGAACGTATGCGCCGGCAATAATGAATCCAACAACTCTTTACGTTACTGGAAAGGAACTTGTAAAACTTGATCCAACAACCATGAAACGCATTGCCAGATACAATCTTGAAGAAGAGAATAAATCTCTTTTAGAAGAAATCGCAGAAAGAAAAAAGGTTATTGATGATCTTGAACAGAAAGAACAGGTTTTGCGTGACAGGTTCAGAAAGGCAATAGCTGCATTCAAAGAAATCATGGAAAATGGTTACTATGATGAGGGCGAAGATGAATACGAGAGTGAATGGGAGTGATTAAATGAAACCAGTTTTAGAAACAAAGTCTACATACAAAGGTTATCCATATGTGGTTCTGTTTATGCCAGGAGCATACAGATGCGGATATGTTGGTATACCTTACAGCCATAAGTTAGCAAAGAAAAGTGTTGATGATTTAGGTTATCTTGACTGTCATGGTGGAGTTACTTATTCAGAACCATTTCTACACGATTGTGACGATGATGATACATGGTGGATTGGATTTGACTGCGCTCATTGTTTCGATGGTTATGATATTGAGATAGCAGAACAGTATTTCGGGGAAGAACCAGACTTCAAAAAAATGCTTAAAATAATGGGAGATTACTGGCGAGAATTAAACAAAAATCCAGATTGCAAAATTCACTCACTTGCTTATGTCAAAGCTGAGTGCAAAAAACTCATTGACCAGATTGAAAAGGAGTGATTCTGGGTGGATTATAAAAAGCTTAGACAGGCAAAAGCTATTGAAACAACGAATCGAAAAAGACTCATGAAGATCAATCCAAAGCTTGATGATGGGAGCGGAATATATTTTTTAACCAGAACTGATGAAAACGAAATCTCATACTTTTATATAGGTCAGGCAGTACATATAATTCAGAGGATGTGCTCACACCTTACTGGGTATCAGCACATAGACCTATCAATTAAGAAAAGAGGATTTTACAGCGAAGAAAATCCTTTTGGGTGGAAAATAAATTTTATCCATTATCCTGTCGAACAGCTTGATAAAATGGAACAATACTGGATATTAGAGTATACCAAAAAAGGATATCAATGCAGATATAATAAAACCTCTGGGAGCCAAGGGGAAGGGAAAGAAAAAATCAATGAATTTCGTCCAGCAAAAGGATATAGAGATGGAATCCAACAGGGGAAAATAACCCTTGCAAGAGAACTAAAACACATCATTGATATCCATTTAAACGTATCAATCAGACCAGAAAAAGCAAATAACAAAGTATCTATTAAGGCGTTGGAAAAATTTAACGACTTACTCAACGAAGAAAACTATCACTGATTCTAACACACCAGTAGTTCTACTGGCTAAATTCCAAAGATAAAAATAAAAAAATGAATAGAGGTGAGTTTTGTGTCAGAAAACACAAACGAATGCGTAATTGAGTGGATTCCAGGAAGAGATTATGTAGGGCTTACTGCTAAGAATGGGAGCACCTGGAAGAACAGATGTGAGGAATTAGAAAAGGAATTTCCAGATGATGTGAAAATTCTTGCCAGAAATAATGATGGATCTATTTTCGCCCACTTGCCGTATTCCTACATTAAAATCAATCCACCAAGAAAATATTCCGATGAAGCGAAAAAGAAAGCTGCGGAAAGATTAAATAAAATGCGTGCAGAAAAAAGTAATACTGCGGCAGAAGAGCCGTTTTGCGTATGAATTACCGCCAGAGGAAATATAATGAGGGGCAATCTGCCAGAAACGATATTTACAGATTTCTTGTCAAGTATTTTGAGAAACACGGATATATGCCTTCTTATGAAGAAATCATGGATGGAACAGACCTTACAAAATGTACCGTCCAGAGACATATGCGGCAATTGGAGATGGATTCTCTGATTGCCACAGAACATCCGGGAATATCGAGAGCATACCGTTTGACGGAATACAGATACGAAAGGGAAAAATATGGGAAGCAAATTAAAGATGAAAGCACCAAAGAAAAATAGGGTGCTGGCTTGTGACAATCAAATGTCACAGGCATTCGCCAGAGCCATGCAGAATTCGAGAAAAGAGCTTGAATTTATGCAAGATCAGGCTTACAACGATGGATTCAGTACTGGTGACGACTGGGCGAATACAATTAACACGGTAACAACCATGCTGGCATTACGGAAATTGCATGGCTTTTCCACTAAAAGGCTTTTGGACGTAATTAATTGTGCAAATGAGTTTGTAGGCCAAGCGAACCGTGGAGAAAGAAGTTTTATGAACATGGTTGAAGAGTTGGAATCTGAAACAGATGTGCGGATTCCAGATTTGAATAAAGAATTGGTCAGAAGATTTGGAGCGTAAGTGAGGATGGAAATAGATTATAAACACTGTAGATGTGGATGCGGTGGAATTATAGGGCAATACAGTAAAACGAAAGGATTCACCTGTGAAAGATGCAATAAAGAGTACCAATTATCAGAGCTAAATTTTTATTGAATTGCATTGAACGAAAAGACCGGATGGCTATTTCCGATGTTGAAAAAGGAGGGTAAATAATGAGTGAAATTAAATTCAGTGACGGAATGCCAGAAAGAGCAAGACGTTCCAGCACAAGCATTTATCCAGAAGAATTGATGGATAAAAAATGCGGTGGCTGCATGAGATGTCAGTCAAGAAAAAGGAAGGGCGAAACAGGCTATCATTGCACGACACAGCCGTACACCAAAGACATTTCACCAGAAGACAAAGCCTGTGTCATTTACTGGGACAAAGAAGAGGAAGAGAAGTACAAGGCTTTAATAGAGCAAGACGGAGAAAACCGCAGAAAAGAACTCTGGAATATCTATTCAAAGCGAGAGCCGATAAAACTCCCAATCATAAATGATGGTTACGGAATAATTCCAGAATGTCCTATTTGTGGAGAGAGGCCGTACAGCACTAAGCAGTGCCACTGGTGCGGTCAGAGGTTTATTCAAGATAAAGAAGTAGAAGAATACGAAAAGCCGCTGACAAAAGAGGTAACTTGTTTTTCATGCGGTAGAAAGGTGATAGCAAATGTAAGCAAGTATAACGGACATATTAGTTATCATTGTCAGTGCGGAACAAATTTTATCGAATAAGGAGGACACAAAATGTTAATCAGAAGCCAGGATAAAACAGCACTGGTAAAGTTTGAAAACATTGTAATAAATCTAAAGCTCCCAGATTCGTTGAATGTTATATGTTGGAGTTTGCAGGATGCACAGAGAAATGGAGGATATCTTATTTTAGGAAAATATTCCACCAAAGAAAAAGCCATGAAAGTACTGGATATGATCCAGGAAGCATATGGAGATTCGGAATACACAAAATATGTAATTCCAGAAGTATGCAGGACATTAAGTATGAAGCCAAAAACGGAAGAAAACAAAGCGCATGCAGGAGAAATTAGAGAAATGCTCAAAAAAGGAATGACGTTCCAGATGCCAGAGGATAGCGAGGTGGAAGCATGAAGTACAGAAAGAAACCAGTTGTAATTGATGCACTTCAGTGGACTTGTACAAATCATAGAGAAATGTTCGATTTCCTGACGGACTATCAGTGTACAGACCAGTACATATCGGCAGAAGGCAAGAATTTCTATATTGACCATTGGAAGGTTCCGGGTGGTCTGGTTATTAAAACACTCGAGGGCGAACATCTGGCGAATATTGGTGATTATATCATCCGTGGTGTTCACGGAGAATTTTATCCGTGTAAGCCAGATATATTTAGAGAAACTTATGAGGAGGTGGAAGCATGAGCAGAGTACGAACCAGATTAGAGCAATACAAAGCTGAGATAGAAAAGAAATCGCAGTATAAGCATGGGCTTCCAGGGAGTGCGCTGGATATCGTAAATAGTCTTCTGGACGATCTGGAACAGGACGAGAAAGAAAATGGGTGGATTCCGGTAAAATATCATCAGATATCAGAAAAAGAACGTGCGGAAGAATCCATATCAACTGATATACAGTATATGCTTGACTGCAAAATGCCAGATGACGGACAAGAAATATTGGTTACTAACGGAGAAACAACATGGCAAGATACGTGCTTCATTGATTGTGACGGATATTATCTTGATAGCAATTATGATTGGATTGATATTACGGCATGGCGACCACTTCCAGAACCGTATAAGGAGGATTAAGGAATGCGGTTAATCGACGCAGATAAATTAAAAAAAGATATACTGCTTCAAAATATTTTAGGAGAACCAATACAGAATATTATAGACAGATATATACATATTGTGGACGAGCAACCGACAGCTTTTGATGTGGACAAGGTTGTTGGTGAGTTGAAAAGAGATAAATTCATTGAATCGGAATGTATCTTATCTGATGTACATCAAGGATACAATGCTGGGTTGAGCAGGGCGATAGAAATCGTGAAAGGTGGTGGAAATTGAATGGCATTGGTGCAGAAATGGGGAAACCAAATTGGTATGTAAGAAATGTGGCAAAAAGGAAACACTGTTTATTGACTATGATTTCTCCAAGAAAAACAATCATTAGGAGGATTAATATGAAACCAGAAGAAGCATTAAAAAAATTAAGATACCCAGAACTTCCAGACGGGTTAGTTATGGTTGATTTAGAAACTAGACAAAAAGCTATTAAGGCGCTTGAAAAGCAGATTCCGAAGAAAGTAGACAACTTATGTGAAATATACATGGACTTCGGGATAGGTAAAAAAATAAAAGTTGGTGCTTACGGTAACTGCCCAAATTGTAATTACAACATAGATATTGTTGGTAAATACTGTACTAGGTGTGGGCAGAAACTGGATTGGAGCGAAGAAAATGACATATAACATTGACGAAAGCGTTATTGCTAGAAGCGTTGACCATTACGGAGAAGAAATTCAGGCAACCGTCTGCATGGAGGAATGCGCAGAACTTATCCAAGCAATCAGTAAGGCAAAGCGCGGAAAAATCAACCGTGATAACATGATAGAAGAAATTGCAGATGTGTTGATCTGCATCGAAATGTTAAAGCAAATGTACATGATTTCCGATGAAAAAATCAATAAGTGGATTGAGAAGAAACAGGCGAGAGAGGTAAAAAGAATTAGTCAAAAAGAATTATTATAGCTGCATCGTCAAAACAATTGTATGGATTTTAGCCGCTGTTACTGTGTCTATTAGAATTTATTACATTGAAAACGCATTGTGCTTATGTGCATTTTGGATTCTATTTATAGTCTGTTCATACTATCAAAAATAACAATCTGGAAGCGAAAATATGAAAATTCCAAAAAGGCGAAAATTATCAAAAGAAGAGCGCATGAAAGTATATGAAAAATGCAAAGGGTATTGCGCTTACTGTGGTTGCGCATTGGAATATAAAGATATGCAAGTAGACCACGTAAATCCTATACGTTGTGACGGAGAGGACGATATTTCCAATATGCTTCCTGCGTGTCGCTCTTGCAATCATTACAAATCAGCTTTAAAACCAGAAGAATTTAGAAAATATCTTTCTGGGATTCCAAAAAGACTTATGAGGGATAGCATTCCGTTTCAAGTAGGAGAAAGGTTTGGAATTGTTAGAATTGTTACAGATGATGTGACTTTTTATTATGAAAAAATCAAAAATAAAAATAGAAATAGGGAGGATTAATCATGAATAAGAAAGAAATCACAGAGATCAAGAAGCAGTTTACACCAGCCAATTGTGCAATCACACGCATTTGTGGTTGTTATGTGGATGCAGAAAAAAATAAGAAAACCAAAATTAAAGAAGCTTTCCTTTCCCTTCCAGAGGAAGAAATGTTTAAGTATTTTGACATTTTCAAGAAAACCATGTCTGGCAGACTTGGAAAAAGCCTTATGAATCTTGAATTCCCATTAGCACAGGAAAAAGAGGGTGGAACACAGGAATTTCTTATGCGGATCAGAGCAAGTAAGCTTAAAGATGATGATCTTTTGGATGAGTTTTACGACAAAGTGATTGAAAATTACGATTATCCAGAAAATTACTACATAGTTCTCATTCATGCAGTATATGATATTCCAGGAAAAGCTTCTGATGGAACCGAAATGCACGATGCATCAGAAGAAATTTATGAACACATTCTGTGCAGCATTTGTCCAGTAAATCTTTCAAAGGCTGGGCTTAGCTATGATGTGGCTGAAAATAACATCAAAGGCAGAATTCGTGATTGGGTAGTCTCAAGACCAGAAACAGGATTCTTATTCCCTGTATTCAATGACAGAAGTACTGATATTCATGGAACTTTGTATTTCAACAAAAACATAAAGAATATTCATCCAGACTTCATCGAAAACGTTCTTGGCACACCAATTCCACGTATACCGGGAAATGAGATCAATGTCTTTTCAGATTTTATCATGGACAATTTCGAAGGAAACACAACATTCAATTTCACTGAAAGCCTAATTGAATCTTTGCAGGAAGTAAGAGAACAGAAGAAAGACAGCCCGGAGATGATAACTGTATCATGTGATGAAATGGAACAGATTTTTGAATATTGCGGAGTTCCAGGCGAGAAGTTATCAGATTTCAAGGAAAACTGGGAAACGTATTTCAGTAATGAGCCTGCTGCACTTGACAATATCCACAATTCAAAAACTGCAAAAATTGTAACACCAGATGCAACAATCTGCATCCAGCCGGATAAAATTGCTCTGATTGAATTGAAAGAAATAAACGGCGTTCCATCTCTTGTGGTTCCGGTAAATGGAGAACTGAAAATCAATGGAATTGAAGTTGAATTAAAATAAACACTTTTTAAAAATCCAGAGATTGGAGAAAGGAATTTCAAAATTGGCAAGCGCTGTAAAATGGATAAAAATATGTTCAGACATTTTTGATGATGAAAAAATAATGCTAATTGAAAATTTGCCAAGTGCGGACAGCATTATCGTAATCTGGTTTAAATTGTTGTGCTTAGCCGGAAAAAATAACAACAGCGGTGTTTTTATCCTAAACGATAAGATTGCATATACTGATGAAATGTTGGCAACAGTATTCAGGAGAGATATTAACACGGTTCGATTAGCGTTAAAAACATTTGAGAACTACGGAATGATCGAAATTGTTTCCGGAGTTTACACAATTCCGAACTGGGGAAAATATCAAAATCTTGATAAAATTGAGCAAAAAAGCCAATATATGCGAAACTATATGCAAGAATATCGAAAAAAGCAGAAAGACAAAATAGAGTGTAAAACTAACAGTAAACTTTACGGTAAAGTTAACAGTAAAACTAACAGTAAACTTTACGGTAAAGTTAACAGTAAAACTAACGTTAGCTCGGCAGAAGTATATAATAAAGAACTAGATAATAAAGAATTAGATAATAAAGAAAAAGAAATAGAAGAAGAGAATGATTTAATAGTATCTAAAGATACTATTCGTCAGACTGACGTCCAACGAATCATTGATGAATGGAATACTCTGGAAGAATTTGGTATCACTCCTGTAAAAAGAATGACACCAAAACGAGAACAGGCAGTAAAAGCTAGAATCCGTCAGAACCATATGGACGATATCTTAGAAGCCATTGAAAACATTCGCCATAGCAGCTTCTTACAAGGGCAGAACAAAGAAGGCTGGATGATAACTTTCGATTGGTTCTTAAAGCCCGGTAACTTTGCAAAGGTATTTGAAGGGAACTATCTTGATAAATCCGGCAACAAGCCTCAAAGCTACATGGAGAAAATCCAAAACAGGGTAAGCGAGGTGGATAATTGGGTATGACAAGAGAAGAATGGGCGGTACTGGTAAAGGCAATGAAAGCTGTGTACACTTCTCCATCATTTCTGCCAGATCAATATGCTTTTGATACTTGGTACGGACTTTTGAAAGACCTAGATTACAAGCTTTTAAGTTTTGGGTTGAAGAAATATATGCAAACTGAATGGAAAGAACCTACAATAGCTGCATTACGGCAATGCGCGCAGAGCCTTGCGCCACAGTCTGACGAACTGAACGAAACAGAAGCTTGGAATCTGGTATCAAGGGCAATTTGGAACTCTATATACCATGCGGAAGAAGAATTTTCTAAACTTCCAGAAATAGTTCAGAAAGCAGTATCAAGTCCGGGGCAGTTAGAAGAATGGGCGAAATCAGGGAATATAGATGGCACATGGTGGAGTGTAGTTCAGTCTAATTTCCAAAGGACTTACCGGGCAGAAGTACAAAGAGAACAAGAACGAAGAAAACTAAGTCCAGACCTTTTAAAAATTATAGATACTGCCAGATTGGGAGGTGCGGAAAATTGCCAGATAGAAAACCATGGAGAGAATTAAAAAGCACTGAAATTATAGGCTTAAAGCGGAGACAATGCTCAAAATGCGACTATTACAGCAAGAGCGAAAATGCATGGAGCACAAATGCAACCTGTGATTATATCTTAATTGAAGAACATAGCAGAGGATGTGATCCGAGGGATTGTGTTAAAAATGGTATCTTCAAGAAGAAAGCGAGAGGAAAGTCAAGAGTAAAGCGAGTGATTCTATGAGGAAGATAAGCGAAATGTATAAGCGATCTGGAGGTACAGCTTATCAGCATACCTGTTCGGAATGCAGATTCTTCCGTGGTGGTAAGCATCCGCGGTGTTTACAATACGAACTGGAAATTGATTGGAACCCAGATTATATAGCCTGTAAATTTTACAACCTGGAAAAATCTCTGATTGATGGACAGGTAAACATCTTTGATTTGTTGTAAAACGTGATAATTGTATACTTAAAATAGTGCAGAATCGTTCAAAAGAGAATAATGGTAGAAATTATAGGGCATACAAAAGATAAAGAAAAACAGCGCTTAAAACGAGATAATTATATGGAGGGACAATTAATGGAAAAAGCTATATTGTATGCCATAAACGAAAGAATGTTCTCACTTGGTCTGATAGATGAGAAAACAAGAGATAAAATTAAAGCTGAAATCAGCATTAGAAAGTAACGACAATGTATTGAGTGGATTTATATGAGGTGTTATACTTTATATGATTCCACTCCCTGTTTATTAAGGGAGAAATGCACTATGAATATTTATTATGTCAGAGAAAAATTAAGAAATTGCTCTATTTACGACATTGAACTAAATGTTGCTTATTATGCCAGGGTTTCTACTGAAAAAGTTGAACAGCAAGCATCCATTAAGCACCAGGAGGAACATTTTGAAGATCTGATACATTCTAACAACAGATGGAAGTTTGCTGGTTCTTACATTGATGATGGTATTTCTGGAATACATGCGGATAAAAGAGAAGAATTTCAAAGAATGCTCAGAGATGCAAAGCTCGGAAAAATTGACATGATTATTACGAAAGAAATTTCAAGATTTGCACGAAATACTCTTGACAGCATCCAATATACCAGGGAATTGTTATCTTATGGCGTATGCGTGTGGTTCCAAAACGATGGAATTAACACTATTGATGATGATAGTGAGTTCCGACTTACTATTATGGCTGGGGTAGCGCAGGACGAAATCCGCAAGCTTTCTTCAAGAGTAAAATTTGGACACGCACAGTCAATCAAAAATGGTGTTGTTCTCGGGCACAGAATGTATGGATACTCAAACAATCAAGGAAAGCTCGAACTGGTTCCAGAAGAAGCGGACATGGTTCGAATGATTTTTCAAGATTACGCTTCCGGAATATCTACGCCAAGAATCGAAAAAAAGCTCTGGGATATGGGATACAGAAGTTTCAAAGGTGGGAAAATCAACCGGGATGTCATAAAAAATATTATTCGGAATCCAAAATACAAAGGATACTATTGTGGAGGAAAAGTAAAGGTTGTCGATATGTTCACCAAGAAACAAGAATTTCTTCCGCAGTCAGAATGGATAATGTTTAAGGATGATGGTTCAAGAGTACCGCAGATCATTGATGAAGCTACCTGGGAAAAGGCAAACGCATATTTAAGAGAGCGTGGAGAAGCCATAAAATCAAGAAGAACCTCTTTTAAAAGCGAAAATATTTTCACTGGAAAACTTTTCTGCGCAAATGACGGAGCACCATACTGGATGAAGCAACATTATATCAGAGGAAAAGAGGATGTTCGATGGGTGTGCAGCTATAAAATAAAAAACGGAGCAGCTTCTTGCAATTCGTTCGGGCTGGCAGAATCAGAACTGAAAGAAATAATTGCAGAATTGATAAATAAATCTTCTGAAAATATTGACAGCATTTTGGAGGAATATTTTGAAATTTTGCAGTCCTCGATCAAAAACATTCCAGACAATAAAAACGAAATCTCACGACTTGAAAAACAGATTGATCTGTTAAAACAAAAACGTGAAAAAATACTGGAATATAATCTGGATGGAAAAATATCTGATGATGAATTTATTTCAAGAAATAAAGAATACGTGAAGCAGATAAAGCAGATTGAGAGTCATATTCTAGAAATCCAAAATACCAAAAGTCCAGAGCCAGTAGAAATACAATTAAGTGCTATTAAAGAACAGCTAGAAAAGTTCAAAGGTGTTACTCCACAAGATATTAACAGACAGATTGTTAATGAACTTTTTGAGAAAATTACCGTTGAACCGTTGGCGGTTACATGTGCAACACTAACATTTCAATTGAGGTCTGGAAGCCTTGAAAAATGGGGGTTTCCCTTGCGCCGTTCTGACGATATGATTTTTACTCTACATTCAGAACAACACAAGATATTTAGTAGGAAAACTTGCATTAAGACACAAGATATGGTATTTTTCAAATATAAGTACCTTTTAGCACTATAAGAGAAAAAATGGGAGTGGAATCAATGATACATACAGCTTATGACGTAATGAAAGAATTTTTAATCACGGATGCAGACCTTGATGGTAAGTACGAAATCCCGAAAATCCCAAAGACTTTTATCCATCCTGGAAAAGATACTGTAGACTTTGCGGAGAGCTTTAGCCGGAAGATTAAGAACCACCGGGAACTGGATGTAAATTTCTATGTGGACGATGTACAGTTTCAAAGATTATGGAATCAGCCAGACAAGTATATGGAGCATTTAAAATGTTTTCATGCAGTCATTATGCCAGATTTCAGCATATCGGTTGGCAAGAATGGAATGCCGTTAGCTATGTGCCTGTGGAATAAATACCGCAATCATGCATTGTCTCACTACATGATCTTGAATGATATTCCAGTAATTCCGAACGTAAACATATTACCAGAATACTGTTGGGACTGGTGCTTTGATGGGCTACCAGAGGGAAGCACAGTTGCCTGTTGCACCAATGGAAGAGTAAAGAGCAAGGCAGCACGGTTGGAGTTTTGCGTTGGTTTCAAGGAAATGGAACGCAGATTGAAGCCGCTGCGAGTTATCATTGTTGGAAGAATCCCGGAAGAATTGGAAACAGACACGGAAATTATAAACTTTGAAACCAGGAATCAGAAGATTAACAAGGAGTGCGTGAATGGGAACAACGACTGATAATTACCAGAGAAAGAAGAAACTTTCCAAGTCCCAAATGAAGAGGACGGAACGTTTAGAGAAATCATCCTACAGAAGATATGGAACACGGAAGAAAGAAGGATTAAACAAATTGTGAATTTTGAATTATTTGGAACTTTACGCTATAGAAATATTTGTGCAAAATTAAAATTTAAGTGGTAACTAGAAAATGCGAGATTTTTTCTGGTTGCCACTTTTTTCTGGATTTCCTTGATTTTTTGTTGCCAAAATAATGTTAGAATTTAGGAATCATCCACAAGTTAGTTGCACTATTGAAGTTTTGAACAACTGCGGTTTTCCATTGCCACAAAATCAACCAGGGGCAGCACCGGGAGCCGATACCGCGCCAAGCTGATGAAGCCGTGACGATTCCGGGAATGATTGAATATCAACAAAGACGACAGCCAGCCGTAGACCTGGCAGACCAGAACCAACCGCCCACAGATAATAGGCCATAGCAACAAGTAACATATAACGTGGCGTTAAAATACAATAATACTCTTGCAAAATAAGCCTTAAATAGCTTGTAACGTATTTAGCCTATACTTTATTGACTACGATTATAAAACGCCTTAAAATGGCAAATACAGCGCCATACAACAATAATTGATATATAACCCGGACAGCTGCGACAGATCACCGGGAAGCCTGTACAAGCTACGCACATAAGAGGACATAATGCGCCTGTTGGAAAGGTACGCAAATAAGGCATAGCCGCACATAGCTACACAAGGCTATTATACACCCATAGCCGCAGACAGTCAATAAACCATGTAACGCATTTAAAGGCTCATAAACGGCTTATAATGCAATAGTGGCATAAATCCCCATTAACAGCATTAAAAGCCATTTGCGGCTTAAATAGCTTGCTTATTTGCTGACTTGTGCTATTAAATTGCCAAGGTACTACTGACAGAATGCCAAAAAAACCGCTTGCACGCCGTGAACGTGCCGCCAGCCTGGTAGCTGGTAAGCGGTGGAAATCTATTTCGATGATGCTTTTTGATTTTTATAAAATAGAATTAATGTTGTTTCTATAGGTTCTACACTAGAAATGCACCGATAATTTCTAAATTTATTAAACTCAGCTTCCAAATGTTTTTCACGTATATAACTTATTATTTGCATTAAGTCCATATTTTTTTCTTTCTTCCCTTCACCCTGGGAGCCAGGAAATAATAAAATCATTCTGAAATCACTACATAATCACTGCATATAGAGTAATTATCACAAAATCTGATAGCTGCATAATCATAACCATATTTTTCTATTTTGTAAGGCTTATTAAATTGTTCCATAAAGGCTTTGCAAGCTTTTATAACACAACTTGCTTTTACTATTGTTATTTTTGATCCTCCAGAATAATATACATTATAGTTTTTCATTCTTTTAACCTCCATAATTTTGATAAAAAGACGCGCCCCGGAATCGAACCGGGCAGAAGATCATCACGCCTAACAGTATGCTAAATTAGACTGCCAGCCAGTAAGTAAAACAAGCTTTCCGTCATCGCGAGGAACCACAACGCCTGCACCATCTTCCCAAGTTGACCAGATCAGCCAGCCGGGATTTGAAAGCTTTTCCTTTTTATCACCGTCAAAAAGCACATAATGCGGTTTTATTCCTTTAGCTTTCTGCTCTTCTGCGTTAGCTATCGCTTCTTCTTCTGTAATTATTCTATTTCCGGTTTGCAAATGAATAATATAGTTATTTCCCATGCCTTCGCTCTCCTTTCTATTTGACACGTTCTGTATAATACTTCTGCACATCAACCGTGCATTCAATATCACACATTTTAGAATTTTTCACTGTCTCAATCTCCTCTTGGATATCCACAGGATAAGACAAACCCTCAAAAGTCTGCCGTGCTTCCTGTAAAATCTTCTGTTTAATGTGCTCTGGTAAATCGGACACTAAAGTAAATGCGTTAATTTTCAAAACATGTCAACCCATCTAATTTTTGTATCTGTCCAAATATGAAGCATATAGCGGAATTTGTTTTCTTCGTCAACTGTGAAATTTCCATCTTTAACATGAAATATTGCGTAATCACCGTATTTCTCGTTAAGATCCTGGATGAAATTATAAAACTCTTCGAACCGCTCCAGATCGTCCACATGGAGCAGATACCGTTTAACTTCCGGGTTTGGCAAATTAGGTAAAAAACTTTCCTCAGCTAAAACCGGGCTGCGGAATAATCCGCAAACTTGAATCTTGCTCTTGTGATCGTCCTGTGTTTTTCTATCTATCATTGTAAATACTGCCCAGTTAAGGAAATTTAAATACTTGTTATTCACGGTTATACCTCCTATAAATCTTTTTTTCTCGGAACGTCAACGACCTCATAATCATTTTCGGAAAGTTCTTTTAAAGTTCTCAATGCTTCCAGGTTATTTTCTGGAATATCATATCCATTTTCACGGAGAAGATCGGCGGCAGTAACAAGGTACTGAGTGCCATAACCGTATTGAATATTACTTTTTAAAACATGGCCATTTACAACAACCGTTACTGTGTGATAAGTGTTTCCGTATAATTTCTGAAACCATCTACGACCTCTGATTACTAATGTTTCGATTTTTTTCATTGTTTTTTACCCTCACCCCTGTTATAATGGGGTTGCCTTTCTTTTTTTAGTTTGGTGCTGGCTGTTCGTCTTGGTAGGATGCAGCCAGCTTTTTTGTTTTGTCCAAGAACTAGAATTTTTCAATTAATCGGTGCCGGTTCCTATGTCCTCATTGTGTTGAGTGGTTCGGGCGGTTCCGGTTGTTTGTTTCTTGTGTTCTCTGTTGATGGTTATATAATACACTAAAATATAATGTATGTCTATTGACATTATACACTAAATTAAAGAGCATACCGAAAACAGTTTTTGTGCATGTTGTACATTGAAAAATAATGTATAAAAATGTTATTATAATAGAAGAATAAAGTACTGCGAGGTGGTGTTAGAATGATTAAATATAAACGCAATATAATTGATATGATGGCAGAAAAGGGAATCACAACCTATTTAATAAGGAAAAATAAGATATTTACAGAAAGCCAGCTGCAACAGCTGCGCAATGATCGACTTGTCACGCAAGATACACTAAATAAAATATGTACTATATTGGAATGCCAACCCGGTTATTTATTGGAATATCTGCCAGATGAAACCACAAAAGATTTTGAAGAAAAGATATTGACATACATTAATAAATAATGTATAATAAAGACAGTTAAAGAAAAACAACCACACAGCCCCAGGAGGGCGGACAGGAGGGAAAATATGAAAATAAATGAAATGCGCGGAAATCAATTCCTTCCGGGAAACTGTATTTACAGACCGGAGAATTACCCGGAGGACTGGCGGGAACGCCTGGAAGCTGGTGAAGCTATCAGCTACGAAGAGGACGGCAAGCAGTGTCAAATATGGTTAGAGGAAGAAGAGGAAGAAGAGGAAGAATAAAAATAAAGCCCTAGGAAATTATCCAGGGGCTTTTAATATGCTTATTTGTGGCGGCTATGGACAGAGTACAGACCGCCGCCGAGCCTGTTAATATTTTAATAACACAGCTTTTGGCAAATTGTCAAGAAAAATATTTTTAAAATACCGCTTGACATTTTTCTAAAACTTCTTTAGGCTATCAGATAACGAGAGCTGACGGAACTCAGGAAGGGCAGAGGCTGAAAGTACACAGAATCGTTAATCAAATAACACGCATAACAAGCCAGATCACGCCGGATAGAAACTCCTGGAAGGTCTGGCTTTTATTATGCAAATCTGCGAAAATA